AGCGCAAGAGCCGCCTGGAACGTGGCTCTTGATTTTGGATTCGCGGCCGCTATGCCGGCCGCGCTCAATCGCTGGATTGCGCGCAAGAGCCGCCGGCGCTCCGCATTGATCAATTTATCACTCACGACTCAAGAGCCGCGCCGGGAAGATTGGAATCACCTGGAATCAAAGGGAGCAAATCGCCGGTATTTGCGCGCTCCGCGTCCGCTTCTGCAACCAATTCGCGCGCGCGTTCTTCGGAGATTCCATTGATCATCATGCAAGCATACCATTTTGGAACAAGGCCGCGGTCCACTTGTGGATTGTAGACATTGGCAAGATCGATCGGGCTGGATTGCGGTCCTACATCTGGAAACTCGACCTCCAAAGATCCGCGCGTAAACTCAATCCCAAGCTCTACAGAAGCAACGATTGAAGCGATTGCATACAAATCGCGCTCATAAAGAGAGTAGATTCTTCTTTGCTTTCTCCAAGCGGTTTCAAGTTCGGTCTGCTGGACTCGCAACGCGATCCCACTTTGCGCCGTAATTGTTCCGCGGAGCGCTTGATCCGTAAATCCATGCAAAGATAAATTTGTTCCGGCGCGCTTTATAATCGTATCCAATAACGCTTGATAATTGCTTTGAAGATCAAGAGTTGAGGCCGATCCGCCGGTTCCCAAAACAAGCGGAGTGACGCAATCCAAAACATGATCGATCGGAAAATCACGGCCGGGATCTCCGGAAATAACCGGTTGCTTGAAAGATCCAGCGCGCTGTCGATATGCAAACGCGGTTAAAGCCGCGCCGGCTTGGAGAGTGGTTTGTTGCAGGCTGGAGCCGGTTTTGTGTTGAAAAAAATTTTTCATTCTCCAGGATTCACGAAACGGAACAAACGGAATCATGTTGTAAGGATTGGCGTTGTTTGGGTTGTTTGAATTTGGGATAACCTGCCAATTTCGATCTAGTGTCGCATGTTGATCCGCGCTCCAATAAACATAGGATCGATTTTCTCCGGAACCTAGACAATAAAGCAACTCCTCAATCCCGTTCGGATCGGTTGCGCTCTCCGTAATGACAACTTGATCCGGAGTAACAAAATCAAGCAACACAACCGGCGCTCCGTTCGTGTTTACCGTTGCGATCGGCCGCACAAACAAATTTCCAACTCCAAGAGTCAACGGGTTTGCGGTTGCCAAAGCGAGATCAAGCGCTCCGCTCCGCGTGTAAACGGAGCCGGCGATCGTTTCATCTAAATCGATCCCGTCAACGTATCGTTTGACCTTTCCAGCGTAGATCGATCCGATCTTGTTACAAGCGTAACTCGAAACGTTCCAACTCGAATCAATATTTAGCCGGAGCCTTTGGAACGTTTCTTCAGCAAACTGGAGCCGCACAAAGTTTCTCAATTGTTGGCTCCAATCGCCCGTTTGAAACTCAAGCAAGGCCGCGGCCTTGCGCCTTCTTAGATCTTCCGTTGGGTCTTGCCATTTTTGAATTAATTCCGCTAGTGCCATTTTCGGATCCTTTGTTCGTTTCGTTGTTTATATTGCCATAGGGTCTCGATCCGCGCCGCGCTTGTTTCGCCGTACAATCCTACGCAAAGATAGCGTAAACAATCCGCGATATGATCAACGTTGTCATCCTTGATCGGAACTTCGGAGCCGGGTTTGAAAACATAGGATCGGAGCATAGCGATCAATCCGCGCGCGTTATCCTTCGATCTGTCCGCAAACTCCGCGGATAAAAACAGATTTCGATCGCCGTTGTGATTCAAAAACCTTCCACGAACAACATCAACTCCGTATCGGATCGATCGCAAAACCGGATCCTTTGCAAACCAAACGTCAAACCCCTCATCCTGAAGAAGGTCTATATCGCGCCGGCCGCTATGACTGGAACGAGCGCGGCCGGCCGGATCGCAACAAACCAAACCCGGCCGGCATCCGCGATCGCGGAGCCACTTAGAAATTTGAAGCACAAACGCCGGTAGTGTCATATCGCGCGGTGTCAACTCTCCGATAATATAAAGCCGATTGCCATGCGCTTGTGCGAAGATAGCCGCCGGATTATTGATTCCAAAATCAACCCCCAAGTGAACCGGCATTGTTGGATCAATTCTCCAGTTGGATCGGCTTGCGTTTGGATCATATTGTGGATAAACAACGCCTTCAAGCGCTCTCCAATGCCCCTCAACATATTGTTCAAAAAATGATTGCGAATAGCTTGCTTTCAGCCTTTCAACGTAATCATCCGGAAGATATGGGTTATCTATAGCACTACAATGTATATCATCATGATTATTGGTTTTTTTCGATACAAATTCATCATAAACCCAGTTCATCGCCGGCGTTGTCGTTAGAAAAATAGAGCGGCGCTGCGCGCGCGGCTCTCGACAACGCGCATTGATAATCTGCCACGTTTCAAGCGGAAAATAGCGCGCTTCATCACACCAAGCCCAAGCAAGGTTGGATCCTTCTAAGGTATCAGGCCGATCGGCGGATCCGTAATAAACGCGCGATCCGTTCATAAACTCAATATAGCGTTCCCCTTTGCGCTCCAGCCGGATCAATTTGATATTACTCCGGCGCTCCGTTTCACTGACAACCCGGCGAAATTCTCGCAACGTTACACGATGGATCAGGCTATAAGTAGGCGCAATAATGAATCCATCTAGGCCGGGATTTTGAAAAACATGGATCAACGCTTCCGCGGCTCCGGCCGTTGTTTTGCCGGATCCGGCTCCGCCTCTGAACAATTTGAGCGGCGCGCGGCTACTGTGGAAGCGTTGTTGCGCTTCAAAAGGTTTATGTGCAATAAAAGCGCGCTTCATTCTGAATTCTCCGGAATTTCAAAAATCCATTCCACCGGTTCCAGCTGTTCGCCGGCCGTTTGGTGTTCAATTGCGCGCTCGCGATCAATCTTTGCCCAACGCTCCGGAAACCGGCGATCTAGAAATTCAAGAGCCGCGCGCCAATCCCGGCGTTTGTGCGTTTCGGTTGTTGTAGACTGTTCAAGAATATTTCCGGCCGCGTCCGTTTTGATCGTGGTTTTTTCTTTTTCCGTAATCCAACCGGCCGCGGCTGATAACACGATCGCGCTTGCTTGAATCTCCGCTTCTGCAAGAGCCTTATTAACCGTGTTGAAAAAATCGACGTGCAAAGCCTTGCTTTTGCGGATTCTTTCGCGAGATCGGCTTTCTACGCTTTCGATTTCTTCGCGCCCGATCTTTATCCAGTTTCGTATAGTATACCTAGATACTCCAACAAGGTCCGCGCAAGTTTCAAGATAGGCTCCGCCGCGGAGCGCGCGGCCGATCGTTTCGATAATTTCCGGAGTAAGCTTTGAAGGCCTTCCGCGGTCGCGCCGGCTCATGTCAAGCGCTCAATAATCGATCCGTATTTTTTGAATTCACTTACAAACGCGGCGATCTTGTCAGGATCGGAGCGGTCCATAAAATAAAAGATTGCGGATCCCTTGATATTTCCGCTTGTTTGTCCGTTTTCATTGTAGAAATTGATCCGGCTCGAAACTAGGCAACAAACGTTTGAGCGCTCAAGTAGTAAGTGAAAAAAAGCGGTATCAGTTGAGGCGGCTACTAGGCAAACGGCTTGCGTTGTGTTTTTGATGTCGTATTCCGCGATCAATTTTTCAGCCCAAAGCAATTGACTGGAGCGGATCGATCCATTGGAATCTTCCGTTTTTCCGTATGGAGGATTGACCCAAACGGAGCCGATCCAATCGCGATCTAGTCCGTTTTGATCTTTGGTAAAAATCGTTTTTGCTTTTACGGTCTTATTTGCAAATTCGCAACTTGCAGGATCAAGATCAATCGATTTCATAACGAAGCGCGCGGATTCTATGAATTCAGCTGGAGTGTACCAATTTTCACTTTTTGAACTGGTATAATTTTCAACCCTGGAAGGGCTTTCAAACGGTTCAAAATTGTTTCCACCCGGCGCTTCAGTTGGAGCCGCGCTTGATGGATTTGGAGCGGAGAGATTGGAGAGTAACAAATCAAGATCGTTGGAATGATAACCAGTTCCGATCAAATCGTGTTCTAAGTCTTGAAGCAACGCGATCAAGTCGTTTTTCCCGTAAGATCCGCGATCCGCGATCCGGTTTGCTGCAAGCAAGATCTTCCTGGCTTGCGTTGGATTTACGTCTATCACGATCGCCGGTATCGACTCCGCGCCGGCGTTTCGCGCTGCAAGATAGGTATGATTTCCTGATAGGATATAGCCGGTTGATTTTTGGACTAGGATCGCGCCAAAAAAGCCATTGTGATCGATTGACTCCGCGATCGCGCGGACATCCGCGCGGCGTGGATTGCCTGGATAAGATTGGAGTTCCGCGATCGGGAAATTGGCCTTGAAGGTTTGATCTAGTTTGAACACGGATCAACCCATCAAGGTTAAGGTGGCGTGTTCAATTTGCGCCGTGGTAAACTCGGCATCATAAACCGCCAAACATGCGCAATAGCCCCGGTAATAATTCCACAAGTTGACGCCGCCGCCTTGCGAAATCATAACGTGCGAATTTCCGCCTCCGGTAGCCAAAACGCCCGATCCTTGAGTCCATGATCCGGATAATTCCGTAGCGTTATAATAAAGTTTGATGCCGGTTCCGGCGCTGTCACGAACGCCAATCAAAACAGCTGGAACATTGAGCGGAATTGATTCACTGGATTTCCATTCCTGATTATTTCCGCTTCCATCTTCCCAGAAAAAATAGGGATACAGCGATCCGGATTGTTCATCGAGTCCTAAAGCCCATAAAGTATTATCCGGCTCCGTATCTCCGCTATTCTTGTTGGAGCATTGTGCGATTACGCCATCTTGAGCAACAGTTGGTTGAATCAAGGAAACGATCGTTGTTGCGCTTTTCAGCTGATAGTTAGCGTTGTTTGCGCCGTTGTATTGGAGCCAATCCGAAGATCCATTAAAGAGAGTCCAACGTTGTCCTAAAACGTTTGGATTGAGATCGATATTTTGCGATCCCCCTGCAACGGATAGCGAATCCGGATCTCCCTCCGCGGTCAATCCGTCCAAATGCCAAACATTGATCGGCGTTGGTAGATCGCTATCAGTCATGGATAGATACGAGCGGCGCTGGAGAGCGCTGGAGCCGGAACCAGATTGCGTTTGTCCGTTGATTATATTTTCGCGCGCGAATTGATTCATGCTAAACGCTCCAGGATCAAATTAAACCGGCGCGGATCGGATCCGCCGGTGCAAGAAACAACAATTTTTTCACCTTCCAAAACACGCCGGCCGGCTAATGCAAAACCAGATTGCGCGCCATGAACAGACAACATTTCTACGGTCAACGTTGGATCTCCGTCCAATTGGCGAATTATTTGCAAATGCGCACCGGCCCCTTGCGAATAGGCGAAATCGCCGATCGCGCAATCTGCTAACAAAACATAGGTTTGTGTTATGTCGCTAGAGCCGGATTGCGTGTTTTTGAATGGAACTTGCGGAAATGGGGAAACGTTTATATCTGGCATGATCAAACCCTATATTATTGGGATCAATAGCTATTTGGGGTTTGATTGTATGAAAAAAAGATCGGATCGTCAAGATCGCTTGAGAAGCAAGGCGGTTTTATTTTATAAGATTTTGCCGGCTTGCAGCGGATAGCTTCGCGGAGAATTCAAGTTCCAACTGCTGAATTTCGGTTTCAACTTGCTGGATTTGCAGCGCTTTAATTTGCTCTAGTAATCTTTCTTTCTTGCGTTCAAGCGCTTCCAGCCTTTGATCCTGGTTTGGTTTTTTGGATTCGGATCTTTCCGCTTTGACATCCAGCGCGGCTGGCTCCGCTTTGACTGGAGCCGCCGGCGTTGCAGTTGGAGCCGCGCTTTTGCTGCGCTCCATGAAATCAGAAAATTGGCAAGTTACAGCGTAAAGCCGCGGCTTTTTAAGCAGAATAGCAACTTTCTTTCCGCGGCCGTAATCCTTGCAAACATGTTGCAGCGCTTTGATAATCTGGAGTTCTGTTTTTTCGGGAAAATTTCTATGGATCCAATCAAGCGGCGCTCCAACGCTTCGATCTTCGATAAATCCATTTCTCCAGAGCAAAACGCAAATTTGCGCTTGTAAGCTGTTTTTGTATCGAATCATGATCTATCCCTCAAGTTGTTGCTTCAAATAGTTTTTTGCGGTTTCAAGTTCCGGCTTCATATCACTGGGAAGATCCTTCCAACGCTCCGCGAGATCTGCAATTGACCCGGCTGATACAAAATGTGTGGCGTAGACAAGCGCGCCGGTTTTATGCCACTCCGCGATCAATGATCGAAACTTTTTCATTCGTTGGAGAGTGGGTTGTGTTGGGTTCTTACAGCTGGAAACACCCAAAAGCGCGCGTTTTTGCTCCGGCGTGATTTCGAGATCGGAGCAAATGGCGTGAAACGCTGGAGCCGCGTTGGAGAGATCCGATTTTTCGAATTGCGGAGCGGAGCGCGGCTGCGTTTGGCGCGCTCCAGTTGGAGCCGGCGCGGATTCTTCACCGTCAAGATCATCACCTACCGAGATCCCAAGAAGTGAGCTAAGGCTATATCGGCGCAAATAAGAGATTGTAGACCCAAGCGCCTGAATTTGTTGCTTGCCTGGAGCAACCGGCGCGCTTAACTCGAATTCGATCTTTTCTCCGGAAGTGTGAAGCAAAACGGTTGTAAGGGATACTCGATCCCCGTCAAAAGAAGGCATTTGCAGATAGGAAAGTCCAAATTGATGAATTACTTTTGCGGCGCGTTGTACGCTGGACAAGCTAGCGTATTTATTACGCAAATGTGAATTGATTGAATCGAATTCGGCCGGCTTCAAGGCAGCTTGCGCTTTGCAAAGCGCCTCAGCTAGGTTTGAAAGTTCCATGTCTTGATCTCCGTTTTTGGTTGTGATGGAAGCTAAAGAAAAAAGCGGCTCCAGTTGGAGCCGCGCGCGTTGGATCTACTATTTGATTTCTTTGGATTCGAGAAACTCGGATCCGCCTTCCAGGCTCTCCAATTCATCGAATTTTTCATTGTGAAGCAAAAGATTAAATGCGTAATCTTGTGTGCAGATTTGGCTTTTTTCGCTATAAGAGCCGTTAGAGTTCCAAGTGTGTTCAATCCAAGTTCCGCCGGCCGTCAAATGGAGTTGGTGTTGTTGACCAACTGTAAACTTTGTGACGCTGCTTTGATCATACCAAAAATTATTGTAGTCAGCATCGAAGCATAGAGTTTGTGACATGTTTTTGATCTCCGTTTGTGTTGGGGTTGGGGGGTGCAGCTTAGATTGAAGCTGCACTTGCTGTTTTGTTGTGTTGTGATCTTAGTAAGGGTAGACCTTCAGAATGACCTCAAAGTCAACCCCAGTAATTTTGAAAATAGGTTCGCTGGCATCGTCGTTGATCTGCTCAATTTCAAAGTTTGCAATTTCGCGAGCCCAGTCGCAAACGTCCTCAATGTCTGCTTGGACGTTGCTATAAACGGCTTCTTTTTCGCGTTGGCTCTGAATGATAGCACCTTGAACCCAATAAGAGGGATGTTTGACGCCCTGGGGATAGTCGATTTGTTGCATGTTTTCGATCTCCGTTTTGTGTTGTGTTCTCTCTATCTGTTTTGATACTACGCAAGATCGCTTGCCTTGTCAACAAAAAGTTTACTTTTTGTTTACTACTTCCCCTAACTACCTGTTATCGCTATCGAACTCATGCAACAAAATTTTGCCTTTCATGGCGCGATCCGCCAAACAATGCGCGCAACATTGGTTACTAGACAGC